ATGGCGAAAATCATTACGCCGCTGTCGGCAAATCAGGTTAAAAATGCGAAGCCGCGCGATAAGCTGTATAAGTTGTCGGACGGGGGCGGGCTGGCTTTGTGGGTCTACCCGACGGGCGGGCGGAGTTGGAAGCTGTCGTTTGTGCAGGATGGAAGGCAGCAGACAATTTCGCTGGGGCGGTATCCTGATTTTTCGCTAGCCGATGCGCGGGAATGGCGGGGGGGGGGGGGCCGGAAACAGGCGGCCCGGGGGGAAGGGGTCTATCTGTCGGGGGGGGCGGATTTTGCTTTTGAGAAGGTGGCGCGTGATTGGTTTGTGCGTTGGTCGAAGGGGCGGTCTGAAAAGTATGCCGGACAGGTTATGCGGAATTTTGAACGGTGGGTTTTTCCGGCTATCGGCAATCTTGATATTCGTCAAGTCAGGACGGCGGATGTGGTCGGCTGCCTGCGTGTGATGGAGGCGCGCGGTATCGTTGATACGTTGCGCAAAACGAAAAACAGTCTGAAGATGGTGTTTGCGTTTGCGGTCGGTTCGGGAATGATGGAAATCAACCCTGTTGCGCAAATCGGTTCGGGTGTGTTTGAACGTGCGAAAACGGGGAATATGGCGGCGTTGAGTCCGTCTGAATTGCCGCGCCTGATTGATTTTTTGGAGCAGCGCAATGAATTTGCGGTTTATGCGGGCAGGGTGCGTATCCATCCTGTAACGCGGCTTTGTATCTATTGGCTGCTGTTGACAATGACGCGGATTCAGGAGGCGGCGTTGATGGAGTGGTCGGAGTTGGACGGGGAGGTTTGGCGTATCCCCGCCGAACGGAAAAAGGAGCGGCGGGGGCATGATGTGCCGCTGTCGCGGGCGATGCAGTGGGTGTTGGATCAGGCGCGGGCGTTGAATGTGAACGGGCGGTTTGTGTTTGAAAGTGTGAATTTTCAAGGTCATATCAATAAGGAAAGTCCGCGCGTGGCGATGCAGCGGGCGGGGCTGGATACGACGGCGCACGGTTTGCGCTCGCTTGCGCGTACTTATTTGCGCGAGGTTCTGAAGGTGGATAATGATGTGGCGGAAAAGCTGCTTGCCCATTCGTTGGGGACGAGAACGCAAACGGCTTACAACCGCTCGGAGCTTTGGGATGAGCGGAAAGACGCATTGGAGCGGTGGGGGAATGATATTTTGAGACTTGTCAACAACGAAAAATGATTTTTGTGCGCATTTTTGCATAATGCGAAGACGCAAATAAAAAAGCCATTTTCGTATTATGCGAAAACGCCCTAATCGGGCGTTTTTTTTTATTGCTGTAACCCCAGGGCTTCCAAAACTTCGCGGGTGTCCCATACGGGGGATGTGAGCGGGGTTTTCAGACGGCACGGTATCCGCCCGTCTTTTTCCATACGCAGCAGTGTCGAGTTTGAAATGGGGCGGTTGCGGCAGGTTGCGTAGGCAATCAGTTTGCGGATGGTCGGGCGGTCTATCCTTGCGCCCAGTTCGTTGATGTTCATCTTTTTACTCTCCTGTTCGGTTAATCTTGCGCCTTTTTACGGCTCTATCTATTTCTTCTTCCCGATTTTCTTGTATGGCAAGAGCTGTCGCAGTGTAAAGAATATGTCAAAATCAATATCCAAATTCTTGTCGATTACATCTGCTACGACAACGCCGAATGCGTCGGCATAATCTGCCCGAATAGGCGCGCCCTGAATAGGCATCGGCTCACTTCTAACAACAAGGACTCTCCCTGTATTTCGGTTTTTCCACAGTTCGCCCTTTTCAGGTCTTGTGCTATGCGCCAGTGCTTCCATTTGTTCTGACGCGTCAGAATATTGCATGGCTTCTGCAATGTCTTTTTTACTTGGTCTCTTATCAAACACATTGTACTTCATGTCTTTAATCCTCTTCTGTTGATTCGATTTGTTTGCGTTTCCGCTTTTTTAAGGCTTGGCGGGATTTTCCTTAAATCGGTTTGAATTTCTCTATAAACTCTTCCAGTGGGCGGACGAAAACTGTGTCTTTGGCAACATGAGCCTTTTTATAAATAGCCATATCGGTCAAATCAGATTCCAATTTTGCAACCCCTAGAAGCGTATACTCCCCACCTTTGTAATGACGGTAGATTCTGAATCGTTGCAATAAAATTTCAGGTGTATCATCTTTCATCTTTGCTGCCCTTTCTGATATTCGTTTATCTGCGCCGCGGCAATTATGTCTTTCATGCCGCCGCTTCCCTGTGCATGAGGCTAATCAGGTTCGCCGCCCGTTTAAAATGTTTCGTCCAATTAAAGCAGCTAAAGCCGGTGCCGTTGTCGCAATGTCGGATGATGTCTTCTGAGTCCTTGACAGCTTGAACCAATGCACCGCCTTTGTTCGCTGCAAGCAGCTTCATCATCGGCTGACGCACGTCGCTTATTCGTTGGGGACGCACGGGATTCAACGGCTTGCCGTACATCGCCGAAAGCTCCTTATCCGCTTGAACACCCACATCGTAAAGCAGGTTTGCGGCGTGTAGGATTCGGTCTGTAAATTCCGCGTATGGCATCTTCAGGCGGCGGGCTTCCGCGCGTGAATCTGCGCCGTTGATGACTTTGTCAATTGCCGAAATCAAACCGCCATCAAGTTCTAAAAACGTCATGGCTTTCTTGGCTACTAGGACGGCGATTGAGTATGTCGATACTTCGGCTATTAGTCGTGCCGGCGCGTCTTTTAAAAACTCTTCATACGCAGCGAACAGATTTTGCAATGGACGCAACACGAGTTGCCGCTGATTTGGGCTTAAATTGTCGAAATCTTTAGTCCATTTTTCGACAGCCTGAGACGCTTCACGGCAGGCAAACAGCACGCTTTTCTCGTTCGCAGGGTCGTCAGTGTTGCAGTACAGGCTAAGACGTTGAACCTGCCTGATGATATGTTCGGCGAAGTTGATTAGCTCCTGATTGCAGGCATAGCGCATATCTTGCAGGGACAGCCACATCATAATGCTGCACGTCAGGGCTTCGTCTTCTGATACCTTTGCGCCTGACAACATCTCGGCGATATTTTCTTTTTGCGCTTTTGATGAGGTGGATAGGCGGTTTCGGTCAACGTTTTTTACTGTTCCCGCGCGTTTCAGGGCGCGTTCTTGCTGCGTTGATTTCTTCGCCGCTCGCTTGGCGGCAAGCATCTGTTTTGCCGTCGGTCTTGTTGCTGTTTGCATTTTGTTTTCTCGATTAATTCCTGCTTCTCAACGGCTTATACGTTCGGCTGCCAGTTTGCCGATATAGTCGTCAATCTCACTGGAAAGCCAACCTACGACGTTTGCGGATACTTTGAATGGGCGCGGAAAATCGGGGCGGTGATGGCGGCTTTTTGGGTCACCCCAATTCCATATGGTGGAACGGCTCACGCCTAAACGCTCGGATACCTGATTAATCCGTAATACTGACTGATTCATGTTTTCGCTCCTGTTTATTTAATCTGCAAATTCTGACGCTCTTCAATCTTCGCGCCTGCTACTTCCTGACCGCTTTCAATCGCTTTTCTGATGGCGGTTTTGTCCGGTTCGATTTTGACGGTCTCACGCATAAATTCGGCAGGGATTTGTGCTTCGTCTAAAATCTCGACGGCTTTGGATTTTCGGAACGAGGCTTTAAAAGTGCCGTCATCCGCTTTGATTTCGGTAATGCCAGCCGATTGCATATTGCGCGCCAAGTAGTCTCTCAGGCTTTGATTCTGCGCTTTTACCGCCTTGAGCTTCCCGGTCATCTGCTTGATGTGTTCATCAAGCATTTTTTCCGTGATTTCTTGGTTTTTAATATAAGCAATAACGGATTGGGCTTTGACCTCGAACTGCCCGATAACGGCTTCCAGCGTGTCTTCGCGCTCGGTTTCACTGTCGAAGTAGTAATCAAGTGCCGCCTGTACGTCTGCTGCGCATTGGTAGAGTGTGAGGGCGGTCATTGTGCCTCTCCCTCATATTCGGCAACTGCTTTGCCAAGCGCGGCGTGTATGGCGTATGCCTGTTCGATGTTGATGAATAGGTCATCGCTGCCGATGATGATGTTAATGTAGCCATGTTCGGGATTGGCGGCGGCACTAATGGTTTTCTCGTCCCATTGGGTCATATCGATGTTTGCCATTTTTGGTTTTCTTTCTTCAATGCCGTCTGAAAGTTCAGACGGCGTTTGTCTGCTAGAACGGGATGTCGTCGTCGATGTCTTCGCGCGGTTGCGCGGGGGCTGTCTGTTTGGCTTTTGGCGGTGCGGGCGGTGCGCCATTTTGCGTTGATTGCGCCTGTTGCCCATCATTACCGCCTCCCAGCATTTTCATTTCGTTGACGATGATGTCGTAGGCCGTGCGTTCTATGCCGTCTTTACCCTGATATTTACGGCTTTGGATTTTGCCTTCCAAATACACTTGACTGCCTTTCTTCAGGTATTGCCCGGCAATTTCGGCAAGTTTGCGGTACATGGTGATGTTGTGCCATTCGGTACGCTCCTGCTTCTGTCCGTTGTTGTCTTTCCAGCTTTCGCTCGTAGCAACGCTGAACTTGCAGACGGCTTCGCTATTAGGCATATAACGGACTTCGGGGTCTTTCCCCAAGCGTCCTATTAGGATGACCTTATTCAGCATTTTGGGTTTCCTTTTCTGCCGCTTCAAAGTCGGCTTTGCGGTTGTTGTAAATGTCTTGCACTTTTGCTCTTTGCTCGCCTTCGGTGTGTGTCCACGCGTTGGCGAAGAGTTCCTTCAGTTTCTCTATCGTCTCAGCTTCGGCAACGTCTTTTTCGTAGGCCGCAATACTGAATGGCGGTGATTTTTCAGCTTCGGGAATGTCTTCCCCGGCGTAGATGTAAACGCCTAAGCCGAACATTGCCAAGCATTTGACAAGGCAGCGCATTTTGTTCTTATTGACGGCAAATGCGTCCGGGTTTTTGATGGCGTTGTTTTTGTGGTCGATAACTGGCAGCCACATATAACGGCTGATTTCCTGCCCGTCTTTTTTGACGGTTACGGTTACTCCCACTTCCATTGTGTGGTCTGGGAAGGTTTTTTCGTCGTGTATGGTGTAGGTGCTTTCGGGGTAGTGTTCCATCAGCTTTTGCCATGCCCACGCCCATGATAGGTAGGCTAGGCGGTTTTTGTACTCCACTTTGTCGTTGACATTGATGGCTGATAATGTTTTCCATACTTCGGCGGCTAGGCTCATTGGCTACTCCTTTATCTGATAATGCTTTTAATATGGTCTTCTGCCTGTTTTTCGGTCATCCGCCGTGTTTCTGCGGTTTCTGTGTATAGGCTTTGCCAATATTTAATTTCTTCAGGGCTTGGTTTATGCGGCTCTATTTCTCTGCTGCCGTTATAAGCGGTTTCGGGATGGAAGCTCATTCTTTACCCTCCGGCACTTCTGCGTCGCCGTGTATCCATCGGTAATCGGCTTCTTCCTCAGCCAGTCGCTGACGCTCTTCCAGGCTGATAAGGGCGTTCAGCCCTTCAAGTTCTGCCTGTTTCTTCGCCGCTTCCAGCCTCATGGCGGTGATTTCGTCGTGTTTCGGCTCTGTCGCCTTGCTGCCGTTATTTGCACCGTAGGCATAAGCTGCTGCGATTGCCACTACTGCGATTACGGCAAATACTGTGTTCTTCATCATCTTCATCTTCATGTCTCCGTGTGGTGCGCACCGCGCCTGCCAAGGATGGGGCAGACCGTGCGCGGTCGGGGTTATTTGCGGCAAAATCAGCAAAACCGCCGCCGCGCCCACTCTCCGACTAACGGCGCGGCTGCTATCAGGCATTAGCCAAACTGTCTATATATTCCGCGCGTGTGAACCATTCTTTTTCATCTATGGCGTAATTCATCGCTGCCTTGGTATCTTTATCGAAACAGGAATCTTCCTTAAGATATGTTTCCCAATCCTCCTGCTTATAAGGCTCTCCGTCCGCATCTCTTATAAATTCCCGTGCCGATTTCTTGGCAATCTCAAGCAACTCAGATTCGTGCAGGCTTCGGTTTTCCTCTTTCCACCAGTCCAAAAGCTGCTTTATGTTTTCTTGTGCGTAATGTCTTTCCATTCCCCAATCGGGGCTGCTGTAACCGATAATGCCCATTTACTTCATCCTTTCCGTTTGAGAAAACCGCCCGTAGCATTCACTGTTTCGCCGTGCCGTTGCCCCACTTTGAAGTGCTATACTTCATCGCTTTGTGCTATCTCCGTCTTGGCAGATATAGCTTTCGGGCGGTTTGTTCTCTTTACAAAACAATCATTACCTTTTCTTTTAAGCCGTCTTTCTTCACTGTGAAAGTAAAGGCGGTGTAGCTGATGCTTTCGCTTTTTCTAGTGGTGAATGTCGCTGCTGCGTCGCGGCAGATTTCACCGACTTTCAATAAAAGGCTTTGCTCGTCCTTTTCCCTCGCGCCAAACCGATTTATTCTGCTGATTAATTCGTTCATCTCGTTTCCTTCAAGTTGTTGTTTGTTTCGATGGGTGTATTATAGCAAAGCTAAACAATTAATCAATAGCACAGCTATATTTATTTTGCTATATTTTGCTATATTTTGCTATATTTTTGATTATTAAAAGAATTTATTTTTGAGATTTCGCAGGCACAAAAAACCGCCTATTAAGGCGGCTTTTTTACGAACATAAAAAAATTATAAAGTCAAGGAAGCAGCATGTTGATTTCCTGAAATACCGTGTTGATTTCATGAAGTCAGCTTGTTGATTTCATATTTCAGGTATTAAAAAGCCCGCATCGCGCGGGCTGTGTTTCTAAATAACAGGCAAGTAGCAACACCGGCAACCCTGCTCATGCGTGCAGTGTGCGTGTGGGAGAACAGGTGCGTCTGATGATTTGTATATCTTGCCGTCCTCTGATTTACAAAATTCACAACTATCGGGGCAACTAGACAGCTCGACTTCTTCGTACTCTTTTAATTCCTGACGCGATTGTGCGTGGAAAAGCAGCATTGCGGGGACGGCGGAATCATCAAGAGACGTTGATGCAAATTCATGCCGGTGAAGCCATTTCGGGAAATGACTCAATCCCCAAATAAAATTGAATGCAGCCATGATTCGCGCCATTTCCATATCGCCGCCGCTGATTCCGTTCAGTATTTCAGGGGAATCTAAAAGGATAGATTTCAAGATTTCAGCGTCCTCATTGCACGGGTAGCTTTCCCAGTACTCTTGAGCGGATATACCCGAAAACAGCCCGCGCGGTCTTGGCTGCGATAATTCATAATTTGCGACTGTCCGACACGCCGCCAATACATCGTGTGATTGAATTTGTTGGAAGCTCAATCGATATGCTTCTTCTGTTTTAGTATCCATTAGTCCAATACACTCCACCAAAATACCCTGCCAATGACGTTCAGGCTGTCTAAAGGGGCGGTTTCGTCTTTGTATTCCGGGTTGTAGCTTTTGATACGGACTTGATTATCAGGTAGCTTTTGCAAGATTTTTGTACGCAGTAGACCGCCGTGGTTGATGGCATAGATTTTGCCGTCTTTAATTATTTTATCGGCGGTATTAATGCCTAGTGTAGCCCCATCGGGGAATACCGGCTCCATACTGTCTCCGTCGGCAGATACGCAGACAACATTATCAGGGCTTATCCCATGCCGTCTTAAGGTCGATTTCGAGAAACGCAGTTTATAGCCGTTATGGTCTTCAATGTCATCTGAAAAACCGTTACCGGCTGACAAACAAACGTCTTTATAAAATGGAACTTCGCAATCATCGTCGGATAACGGGGTTTTGCTATCCCAAGCGTCAACAGTGCCGATAACGGTGGCGTTTGATTCGATGGAATCAACAGGTATACCCGGCTTGTCGTTTCCATCTATCCATCCGCGCGGTAATCCAAGCGCAGTCTCAATTTGGGCGGCTACGCCGTCCCCTATATTTCTATATCCGTTAAGCCATTGATTTATCTGGGCAGGAGCCTTGTTAATTGCCCGAGAAAACTCAGCTTGATTACCGTTAAACCTGTCGGCTATCAGATTTTTAATTCTCTCTACTCGGTTCATTTCATTACCCTTCAAATAGATATAAATATAAAGCATAGCTACATTTATCAATGCTACTATTTTATATTTAGCTATGCTATACTCACGCTAAATTGATTTGACAGAGATCGAAATGGATTTAAGAGATTATTGCGCGATACGCGGCAATCAGTCTGATTTGGCAAGAAAAACAGGAATTTCCCCGTCTTTTATCTATCAGATTGCCAAAGGATTAAAGCCCGTCCCAATTCAGTCGGCGGCGTTGATTGAAAAGTCAACAAACGGCAGGGTAACACGAAAAGAGATGTTTCCTGATACCTGGCATTTAATCTGGCCGGAATTGGCAGACGACCAACCCAAATAAAAAAGCCCGTCGGGGATGACGGGCGAAATGTGGCTGTTCTAACCACGTTAAAGGATTTTGAATGATGACAGATTTAAAAGAAACGCGCAAGGGGCGCAATGCGGCGGTGTACGAATCGCTGCTGCTGACCGCCGCCTACATGAGGGCTGAGGATGTGGAAAAGGCACGGCAGGCGTTTGAGGCATGGACGGAAATTGTGAAAGGAGTTGATGATGGCAATTGTTCGGACAAAGCGTGAACACAATTACACAATCGTCAGCAACAAAGTCTATGACAAGAATCAACTTAGCTGGCAAGCAATGGGATTGCTCGGATACCTGCTGACAAAACCCGATAACTGGCAAGTCGTGGTCTCAGAGCTTGTGAATGCTACCAAAAATACGAAGAAGCCGACAGGTCGGGAGGGTGTTTACAACATCATCAACGAGCTAAAAGAAAAAGGTTTTATTTCAGTAGTAAAAAATAGTGACGGCTCAACGGATTACACGGTTTATGACGAGCCGATTCAGCAATTGAATCATGAAAACCCTAATCAGGCTCAGCCTAATCAGGCTCAGCCTAATCAGGCTCAGCCTAATCAGGCTCAGCCGACACTAATAAATACTGATATTCAACAAGTACTGAATAATACAAATACCCCCTTACCCCCAAACGCCGAAAACGGCAAAGACGGTTTGAACGCTGACGCGTTTGTTTCCGCTGACGCAGAAACGTGTGAGTGGGAAACCGATGAACCAACTTCCCTGGAGACCAAAAACGACAGTAACGGCAACGGCAGCCTTTCGGGAAAACCGAAAAATGCGAATGTTCCGCGCCGCCGAAAATCCGACGGTGTGCCGCTTCAGGAAATCGCCGATTTGTACAACGAAGTTTTGGGCGGCCGCCTGCCAAGTGTTCAAGTCCTGAACGACACGCGCAAACGGGCGATTGTCAATCGCTGGTGCGAGATGTTGGGAACGGCGGCACCAAACGGCAAGGTGAGGTTTGGGGACAAGGAAACCGGTTTGGCTTGGTTTGCCGGTTTCTTCCGGAAAGTGGCGATGAACCCGTTTTGGATGGGCGAAAACCAAACAGGCTTTGCGGTCAACTTCGATTGGATTTTCAAGGCGGGCAATTTCGTCAAAATTCTTGAATGGCATCCGCCGAAAACGAACTAGGCAGTAAGGGGAAGAGCATGAACCAAATCGAGGAAATGGAAGCCGTCCAATCACTGGCTAACGTAGAGGCGGAACAGAACATTTTGGGCGGCATCTTGATTGAACCGACGGCGATTACGCGGTGCGCAATCCTGACCCCTGAAAAGTTTTACCAGGCGCAACACAGAATTATTTTCCGCGCGTTGCTGGATATGGCGGCGGCTAATGAGCCTATCGACATCATCACGCTGAACGACAAGCTGGAAGCAAGAGGGGAGGCAGAAAATGCCGGTGGCTTGGCTTACTTGATAGACCTGAACCAAAACACCCCAAGCGCGAAGAATATCAGCCGGTACGTTGAGATTGTGAACGACAGGTTTGTCGAGCGTGGTTTGCTGAAGGTTTCGGCGGCGATTGAAAAAATCGCGGTTTCCAAAGACGGTGGGACGGTCGCAGAAAAGCTGTCTAAGGCGGCGGATGAATTGGCGGCAGTCGGCAAAGACGCAGTAAAGCGTGAAACCAAGAGCTTTATCGAAACCGTTGAAGATTTGATTGGCGATTTAGACAAAAGGCTTGACGGTGTGCGTTTCGGATTGCCCACCGGCTTGATGAAGTTGGACGAGATGACCGGCGGCTTGCCGGATGGAAACCTGATTGTGATTGCAGCGCGTCCGTCTATGGGTAAAACGGTTTTGGCGGAAAACATTGCGCGATTCGCGCTGAAGCAAGGCAAGGCGGTTCATTTCCAAAGCTACGAAATGAGCGCGGTAGAGCTAGCAAGGCGCGGCATGGCGGCGGAATGCAATATCCCTATGCAGAACTTGAAAACCGGCAATCTGACGGAAAGCGATTACGCAAATATGCCGATTTACGTCAGCCAAGTGAATAACTGGAAGTTTGACGTGAACTGCGACCTGCTCAACGTTGACGAGCTTTGCTTTTTAGCTAAGGAGAAAAAACTCACTACCGGCTTGGATTTGTTGGTTGTCGATCATCTTCACATCATGCCAAGGGCAGGGAAGGACGAGGTGGCAGAGTTGGGGAATATATCGCGCCGTCTGAAAAACTTGGCGGTAGAGCTGAATATTCCCGTCGTCTTGGTGGCTCAGTTGAACAGGGGTAACACGAAGCAGACGAACAAACGCCCGAATATGGCAGACATACGTGGCAGCGGCAGCGTCGAGCAAGACGCGAACATCATCATCATGCCGCACCGCGAAAGCTACTACGACAGAAACGAGAATCCGAGCATTGCCGAGCTGATTATCGCCAAGAACCGGGACGGCGAAATGGGAACGGTGGTTTGCGGCTGGAAAGGGCAATTTATGAAGTTTGAGGAAGAGCCTGATTTGGCATGGCAAGCCCCCAAACATGATGAATATGACCCTTACAGTGTCTAGTGCAGGAGACCGGTAAATGCGTGAAACCTGTTTCTATTGCAACCATGCCGACTTCAAAACCAACACCGGCACGCCGATGCGCGGTTTTGCAAAATGCGCGAAAGCGCGGAACGAGATGGAAAAAGCGACCTACTACCCACGGACAAATCCATGTGTTACCGGCGCGTTTCAGATGGCATCTGAAGCGGCAATGAGAAAACGGCGGCAAACATTTGGAGAGCCGCCCTCTGATTCAAATCCGACTGAAAGGAAATAAAAAATGACCGACAACATCAACAACCCGAAACACTACCGGCAACACGCCCACGAGTGCATCGAATTTACGATGCACATGAATTTCAATTTAGGAAACGCCTTCAAATACATCTGGAGGCACAAGGAAAAAAACGGCCGCGAAGATTTGGAAAAGGCGATTTGGTACTTGGAGCGGCAGCGCGACGATGCGCCGAAGTTCAAGAAATTGAAAGGCAAAAAGTACTGCGAGATGCGCGACAAGCTGTGCCTTATTGACTTCGACATTGACAACCACGCTGCGTTAGGCGCGGTTCTGTATGTCGTCGCTGATTGCACGGAAGACAATATCAGCTGGGCACTTGCCTGCGTCAAAGACCTGCTGAAGAAAATGCCGTCTGGAAGCCCGATGCCGTCTGAAAACATCCCAAACCCCGAAAGGAAATAAAACAATGGATACCCTGTTGAAAATCATCATCGCGCTGTCGTTCGGCGGCGCGGCGACTTTGGCGATATGGCTACTTGTGGAAGCCGCCGATGCGGTTTTGCGCCGCAAGCGCGATGGCAAAGACGACGATGGCGACTTTGGATTCGGCATTTAAAACCCAAAACGAAAGGCAAAAAATGGCGGCAACGGAAAAAATCGAAATGCGTACCTGCAAGACCTGTGGCGAAACCAAGCCGCTGAAGACCGGGTTCCATAAGTGTTACGGCAAGCCGAACAAGCACGGGGTGGTAAAACAATACTACGGAAATTACTGCAAAATTTGTAAGTACCAGATATATGCCATAGACATTACCCAGACTGGAATCGAGACCAAAAAGGCTGTGGAGGCGAGGCGCAAGGCGGCAACCCATGCAATGGAGGCAGCGATTAAGGCGCAAGAAGAAGCCCGCGCAGTTATCAATCTTTTTGAAAGCATCAAAGCCGCCCGTGAAGCCTGCCCGATTCTAAGTTTTAGCTTGTGGACGGGTGATGTCCCCCAAAGGCTGGGCGCATGGTAAGGCTGAAACTGCCCTATCCGGTATCCGCCAACCGCTATTGGCGGATTTGGCGCAATAAGGCAGTCAGGAGCGCGGAAGCGACGGCGTATAAGTCCGTCGTCCGCCGTATCGCGCAAGAAGCGGGCGCGGTGCCGTCTGAAGGCAGTGTGGCAGTGTGCCTGCGCCTGATTCCCAAAGCAAACAAAGACGGTAGTGCGAACAAAACCGTCATCGATTTGGACAACGCCCTAAAGGTTACGCTGGACTCGCTTCAGGGCGTTGCCTATCACAACGACAAGCAGGTCAGACGCATTGTCGCCGAATATGGCAGCGAACCGGTGGTAGGCGGCGGTTTGGCGGTGGAGATAGAGGAGTTGGAAGAGTGCTTGAATTAATGTTTTTTGTATCGGCTTTGGTGTTTTTGCATATCGCCTTCAAAATGATCCGCTTCGCGTACTATCTGATAAAAGCCTATGGGAATAATGGGCTTACGCTCATATACAGAAAGGCGGATGAGGATAAAGATAAAGCCAAAACCATTTTGAAAATACATTACCCGTACTTGTATTTGGCGGCTTTGCTGCTGACTTGGTGGGCGTTGATGATTCTTGCTTACCTTTGCAAGGTTTGGTTATGAGCGCGATACGCAAAGCGGCAAGGGGTGAGCAATGCACGCTGACTAATTAGAACGGGAAAGGATTTGAAATGGCAGTCAATGTTGCGGTGGTGAAAACACCGGCCGGAACGCTTGCGCCGGCGACGGCCTACGATGCGGAACTGTTGCGGGATTACGCCGCAGGTCGGCAGTTGAAGGTGGAAATCAAGCAGATGGGCAACCGCAGTTATCAGCACCACAAGCTATTTTTCGGCGGGCTTTTGCCTTTGGCGTATGAATACTGGGTGCCGTCGGGCGGGCTGGTAACGGACGGGGAGCAGAAGCTGATTAGCGGTTTCGCGCGGCGGCTTGAGGCCATGCATTCGAGCGGCGGGCTGTTTTTGGAGTTTGCCGACGAGTTTGTACGGATGGTGGCAGCAAGGCGGGGCGAGAGAATCGGTGCGGTGTTGCAAAGCATGGAGGCTTTCCGCAAGTGGCTGACGATTGAGGCGGGGTATTTCGATATATACGAAACGCCGGACGGCTACCGCAAGGAAGCGAAAAGCATCAGCTTTCACAGTATGGGTCAGGAGGAGTTCAACCGGTTTTACCGGGACTGCTTTCAGGTGGCTTGGAACATGATGTTGTCGTCGAAGTTTGAGTCGGAGGAGGCCGCAGAACTGGCGGCTATGGAGATGATGGAGATGGGCGGATGAAGGATAGATTGTTTGAAGTAGTCATAGATAAGTTCAGGGATAAGGTTGATAAAGGCGGCCATCCCTACATAGAACACTTGTACCGTGTTGCTGATGGGGCGGAAGAACTTCAGGTTGGGTCTTATATGACGGGTTTTTTGCATGATACGTTGGAGGATACCGATTTGACGGCAGATGACTTGTTCTTACTTGGTGTAAGTAACGCAGTTATCAACCGTGTCAGCATGTTGACTAAGCCGCATGATATGCCGTATGAAAAATACATTGATCGTATAAAAAATTATGCGCGGAAAAATAGAGACAAAATTATTTTGGCAGTCAAGATTGCCGACTTAAACGACAACCTAAACGTATCAAGATTAAAAATGTTGAAGGATGAAGATTTTAAAAGGTTGGTGCGTTATATGAAGGCAAGGCAAAAATTATCTGATGTTTTAAATTATTTACAGGGGCATAGATGAGCAAGATTACGCAGTCGGCACGCGGCGAGCGTTGCCAGATACGTTTCCCGGGCATTTGCAATCATGACCCAGAAACGACGGTTTTTGCGCATTACCGCTTGGCGGGCTATTGCGGTACGGGCATCAAGCCGCCCGACTTTATGGGCGCGTATGCCTGTTCGTGCTGTCACGATTTGGCCGACGGGCGGTTGAAGGCGGATTGTGCGGAAGGGGAAATTCAAACGGCCTTCGCGGAAGGTGTAATGCGGACTTTGGTTTTGTTGCATGAAAAAGGGTTAATCAAGCTATGAATCAACAAGAATTTGAATTTATGAACGACTTGGCGCGTGCTTTTGAGCGTCGTTACCGTGATACGCGCAGCCTAAATAGATGTTTGAGTATCGAAGGCCGCTATATGGGGGAAGAGGTTTCCCCGCATAAGCCTGAAATCGGCTTGAGATACGGCGAAGATGCCATGTTTCTGACTTTGCAGGCATGGGCGAAGGTGGATGCGCCGCAACAAGAGGCCGTCCGTATTTCGTTCGGCATCGGTGCGAAGTCGCAGGCAGCCTACGAGGAACGTTTGCAGGCTGAAATCAGGCGGCGCGGCGAGAGGCTCCTGCATTCGCAGACGGATTTGGGCTTGGCCGCGTGGTACGGGGCGATACGGCAGGCGGCAGGGGACGATTTTGATTTGTTGTTTGAGAAGGTTTGATTCAGTATAGCCATTAAATAAGCGGGAGTGATATACTTTCGCTTACGTTTTTTTACATTAAGGGGAGTGTTATGCTGAAGTACATCAAAGCCCTTAGATTTTTGAGGGTAATATCATTTGTGATGAGTGCGATTTTTTTTGCCCTGTCATTGGCTGCAAAAGGCGGGGCCATCACGAATTTCTTTATTTTGTTTTTTGTGCTACTGATAGCAGGCTCTCTTATGAGTAAAGCTATTAACAAGTTAAAGGAAAAGGAAGAGGAAAAGGAAAAAATACGTCTGCTTTTCTCACAAAGAGAAAAATTTTATCGTATCTTGGAAAATCCGGAACAGGGATTTACTCCTCCTACCGCTCTTTTAAAAAGTGGCGAAACTTGTTTTTTGATTGATTATGTTAATATGGGCGAGGTGGTTACTGAGAGGGTCAGAACCTATACAGGGACACGTTTAAAACTTGGCTCCACACCGGTTTATTTAGGGGGCGGGAAATCCGTAGCAAATGAAAAACAGAAGAATGTTGCGTACGGAGAGTTGGTATTGACGAATTTCAGGTTGATTTTTGTAGGGAATATGAGAAGTATAGATTTGCCGCTGGATAAAATAAACAGCGTGGAATGTTTTCAAAGCAGCATCCGAATCAGCCAAAGCGGCAAAAACAAACCGATTTTCTTTAATACCGTTTTTAATCCACAGTTATGGAAAGAGGCTATATTGGTACTTTCCGATAAGAAGTGAGACGGTTCTTGTGGCGCAGGTTTGCATATTTCCCAAAACCCATTGCTTTCGCAGGGGGTTTACCCCCCTATCAAATTTTCAGACGGCCTGTTGTTTTTTTCGATAATGGGTGTATAATTCAAACCGTTACCCTTGCGGGGCTTTTCGCACGCCCGAAGGATATGAATTTTTAAGCCCGTACATAATAATGTGCGGGTTTTTGCGTTTCAGGCTGTCCGAATTTGAGCTTCTGCCTGTACAGGTAGCGGCGTTTGAATTTTCAGACGGCTTGCCCTATGCCTTGCCGGTGTAGGGCGTTCCATTTTTCCTATGTGGTGAGTGTGTGTTTGCCGTCTAATTCTGAGAGGGGTCTGAGTTAGACGGTTTTTTTTAAATCTTATCGATTAAACGGTTATATTTTGCCAGTAGCTCAAGATAGGCAACTGCGTATTGCGGAACGCCGATTTTGTGCCAGCGGCTGATGGCTGCTGCTGTAATTCCGAGTCTTCTTGATAAATCGGTCTGTGTAATTTGAGTGGCCTCAAGTAAGGTTAAAAAGTCTGTGTTTTTAGGTTGCATAATTATACTAAGTATGATTTACTATTATAAATAGTATAACATAGGTAACTTATGAAAGCATTAAGTGTAAAACAGCCGTATGCTTTTCAAATTGCAAACGGCGAAAAGACGATAGAGCTGCGCAGTTGGCAGACTGATTACAGGGGTAAGTTGTTGATTTGTGCGTCCAAGTCTGAGAAAGATACTTGGGTAAAGTCAACAGAGGTTGGTGAGCACCGCTTACCCGTTGGTGTGATGATGTGTGTTGTCGACTTGGTTGATATAAAAAAATGCTTTAATACACCATATTACCAAAAGGCATCTTGTTGTGATTATGTAGAGCATGGCATTTGGGGCTGGGTTTTAGAAAACCCGCGTGATGTGATGCTTAAGCCTGTAAATGGGCGATTGAGATTGTTTGATGTAGATGATAATTTAATTGAGTTTATGTCAGATGATGATGATTGGTTTGTTCATGCAGATAAGCTGGCCGATCAGTCTAAGGGCATCGGTAGTGCAAGCCTGATTTTAAATTATGATTAACGACCGCCGAAAGGCGGTTTTTTTACGAGGTTTGATTATGGCTAGAAAAGTAAAAGGCAGTGGCACAAGTTTTCGTGGCACCACTGGTGGTGCGGCTGGTAATGCGCGTAAGCGTCAATTTGCACAAGCCCAAAACCGCAAGGCTTTGGGCGGTGGTGGTAAGGGCGGTTAAACATGTCGAATATCCTGTTTGAAACAGTTAAGACGGCAAGCAGGATTTCGGACAAATGTATTGTGTGTTTTTCGGGCGGCAAAGACAGCATAGTAACGCTGGATTTGTGCGCCCGTTACTTTAAGCATATTCATGTTGTGTTCATGTATTCCGTTCCCGGCTTGAGTTTCCAAGAGGCTAATGTGCGCTGGTACGAGGCGAGATACGGTATTGAAATTGAACGCATACCGCATTTTATGATTTCGGAGTGGATGCGGTACGGCTTGTTCCGGAAAGGAGACTACACCGTCCCTGTCGTCAAGCCGCTTGATGTCTATCAGTATTTGAGGCTGTCGTCCGATATATGGTGGATTGCAGCCGGTGAGCGCATCGCCGATAGCATTGTCCGTCGGGCCATGATTAAAAACAGCGGCAGCATAGACGATAAACGTGGGCGGATATATCCCGTTGCGCATTGGAATAAAGCCGAAGTGATGCGCTATATCCAGCATCACAGATTAAAGCTTTCGCCCGAAAGTGCCGTATTGGGGCATTCTTTCCGTTCGCTTGAACCGTCTGAAATGGCCTTGCTGAAAAAGCACTATCCTGCTGATTACAAGAAAGTGGCGGAATGGTATCCGTTTGTCGAAGCGGCTGTAAGAAACTACGAGATGAATCATGAAGAAAACGTCATTGCAAAAGTTTGAGATGGTAACTGTCCATCGAAGCCAATTGCATGAGCATCCGAAAAATCCGCGTGTAATCGCAGATGGCGCAAAGAAGAAGTTGAAAGACAAAATGCGTCAGGTCGGATTGATTCAGCCGATTACGGTCAATCAGCGTGAAGACGGTACGATGTATATCTTAGGCGGTCATCAACGTTTGGGCGTGATGGACAGCTTAGAGAATTACAAAGACGGTAAAAACGATTATGAGCTTGATGTCGCGCTTGTGAGAATTAGCGAGGCTGAAGAGCTTGAAATGTTGGTATTCCTGAATAACCCGTCCGCGCAAGGCGGTTGGGACACGGAGTTGCTGGCAGAACTAAACCAAGATTTCGGCGTTGATTTTGGCGATATGGGCTTTGATAAGCTTGATGTCGATTTACTGTTTGACGGTGATGCGCGTTTTAGCGAAATGTTCCAAGACAACACGGAAATATCGGAAACTAAAGACGCGCTGCGAGAGATTAAAGAACACCGCAAAGAGTCCGCCGAGAAATTGAAAGAGCGTAATAGTGCAGAGATATACACTGTTATCGTTTTCAAGGACGAGAAAGAGAAGGAAGAGTGTATGAAGCTGCTGCATTATCCAAAATATGAACACTATATCAGCGGCAGCGCGGTAATTGAGGCGGTGGGGAAATGAGTGGGAAAAACAAAGGCGGTAGACCGCCATTCACATTTAATGATGAGCAAATCGTCCAAATAGAAGCATTAGGGGCTGTTCTGTCTCTTGCGCAGATGGCGGATTATTTCGGAATTGCCCTTAACACATTCCATGCAGCTTGCGAAAGACAGCCTGAAGTTCTTGAGAGATATAAAAGAGGGCAGGCAAAAGCTATTGGTTCTGTTGCCCAAAGTTTGTTGATGCAGGCGCGTGAAGGCAATTTGACGGCTGCGATTTTTTACCTGAAAACCCGTGCAGGATGGCGTGAGACGCAAGTGGTTGATAATGTATCTTCAGACGGCAGCATGGCACCCGCGAAGGAAATCAAAGTCAGTGCGGAAGATGTCGAAGCTGCCCTTAAGCGTTTGAATGAGTCGGTATGATGGATGCAGCCGTTGAAAAAGCAGTGTGGGATGAGGGGATCGCACAGGATTTGTATTTGTTTTCGCGTTATATGTTTTATGCGCGGCGCGGATATAAATGGTTGCAGGCGAATCACCACGCACTAATCTGCAATGCGCTTGAGCGTGTTTTCAACGGTGAAACGAAACGCCTGATTATCAACATTCCGCCGCGTTACTCGAAAACGGAAATTGCGGTTGTGAACTTTATCGCATGGGCGATGGGGCGTGTACCTGATTGCGAGTTTATTCATGCGAGTTATTCGGCTACGTTGGCGGTCAATAACTCCGTGCAGATTAGAAATCTTGTCCAGCATGAAGCGTATCGGGCAATTTTTCCGAATGTGGAGCTTGCAAGCGAGAGCAGCCATCACTGGAAAACAACCGCAGGCGGTGTGATGTACGCAACAGGTGCGGGCGGTACGATTACAGGTTTCGGTGCAGGCAAGCATCGGGAGGGATTCGGCGGCTGCATCATCATTGACGACCCGCACAAGGCCGACGAAGCGCGAAGCGAGGTCAGACGGCAGAACGTCATTGACTGGTTTCAAAACACGGTCGAATCTCGAAAGAATAGCCCTGATACGCCGATTATTCTGATTATGCAACGCCTGCACGAGAAAGACTTGGCAGGCTGGCTGCTTGATGGCGGCAACGGCGAAGAGTGGGAGCATTTGTGCCTGCCAGCTATTCAAGACGACGGCACAGCGTTGTGGCCTGAAAAGCATGATATTGAAACACTGCGCCGAATGGAGCAGGCCGCGCCGTATGTGTTTGCCGGGCAGTATCTGCAAAAACCTGCACCGCCTGACGGAGGTACGTTTAAACCCGATAATCTGCAGTTTGTTAAGGCATTGCCTGCCGGTAATATCAGATGGGTTCGCGCGTGGGACTTGGCGTCAACAGCGAACGACGGAGACTACACGGCAGGCGGCAGGCTTGGCGTTACAGAAGACGGTCGGTACATCATTGCCAATATCGTGCGCGGTCAGTACGGCGCGGATGAGCGGGATAGGATTTTGAAAAACACGGCGCAAAAAGACGGCGTGAAAACTAAAATATCTATCCCACAAGACCCCGGGCAGGCTGGTAAATCGCAAACTTTATATTTAACCCGTCAACTGGCGGGTTTTTCTGTATCTGCCAGCCCTGAATCGGGCGACAAAGTTACACGCGCCGAACCGTTCGCGGCACAGGTCAATATCGGCAATGTGATGGTATTGGATGACGGCACATGGGACACGGACGCGCTGATTGCGGAAATGCGGATGTTCCCGAACGGGCAGCATGACGACCAAATCGACTGTTTGAGCCGGGCCTTTGGCGAGCTACTGGATACCCGAACGGGCATGATTGATTTCCTGCAATCGCAGGTTGAGGCTATGAAATGAGTAAAAAGACACCTTTATCACAAGGTTTTATTGCCCGTGTGGCTGCTGGTGTCCGTTACGCCTTTACCGGCAACGCGGACGGGTGGTTTGACGCGGGCGAGCCTTTAGCCCCTGTCGCACAGCAGGCAGAGGGTCGGCGGTTTGATTACGAGCCGTTCTACAACGTTGGGCATTCCAGACCGCGCGAACGTGAAGCGGTAGGCTTTGCGCAATTACGCGCCCTTGCCGATAACTACGATGTGCTGCGTTTGGTAATTGAGACGCGTAAAGACCAAATGGAGTGTCTTAAGTGGACGATTCAGAAACGAGACGTTGAGTCAACCAAAGACAACGAATCGCAGCGAAAAGACCGAAAGGTCGATGAAGCTATTGCGTTTTTCCAGTCGCCTGACAAAGAGCATACATGGTCGGACTGGTTACGTATCTTACTGGAAGACTTGTTTGTTATTGACGCGCCGTGCATCTATCCACGGAAAACACTGGGCGGCGACTTGTACGCCCTTGAGGTGATAGACGGTGCGACGATTAAGCGCGTTTTGGATAATACAGGGCGTATGCCTTTACCGCCTGAAACGGCGTATCAGCAAATCCTGCACGGCATGGCGGCGGTCGATTACACGGCTGACGAGTTGATTTACCGCTCACGCAACAATCGAAGCTACAAGGTTTACGGTTATTCGCCTGTCGAGCAAATCATCATGACCGTGAATATTGCCTTAAAACGGCAGCTTCACGCGCTGGAATACTACACGGCGGGCAGCGTGCCTGATGCGCTGGTCGGCGTACCTGAAACGTGGTCGGCGGACGATATCAGGCGGTTTCAAGAATACTGGGATTTGTTGTTGTCAGGCGAAACGGCAGAGCGGCGCAAAATGCGTTTCGTGCCGGGCGAGTTGTCCCGAAACTTCCACGAGACCAAGCAGCCGCCGTTAAAGGACGTTTACGACGAATGGTTGGCGCGTGTCGTCTGCTTTGCGTTTAGTGTTGAGCCTACGCCGTTTGTGGCACAGGTAAACCGTAGCGTGGCAGAGACGAGCCGTGAGCAGTCGCTTTCAGACGGCATGAGTAGTCTGAAAAACTGGGTAAAAGCCCTGATTGATGACGTGCTTGCCCGTTACATGGACATGTCGGCGTATGAGTTTGTCTGGAAGGAGGAGGAATCACTCAACCCGAAAGAACAGGCAGAAATCTACGCTATTTATAAAAACGCAGGCATTCTTACCGCTGATGAAATCCGCGCTGAACTGGGCAAGGAGCCATTGCCGGAGCAGGAGGAGCCTGAACCAAATAAGCAAGACGGCCAACAACCTGAAGAGCAGCCGAACCAAGAGGCTGAAAAGCTGGGAAAGTCGGAAAGCCCGATGAGCGAAGACGAATCTGCCGCGCTTATTGAGGCTTATTTGCTGACACGCATTGACGGCTTGGCTGAACAAATCGCGGCACTGATTGATAGTGCAGCCGTCGATTGGCAGGCTGAGGATTTGGCGGCGGAATTGAGCCTGGTAGCAAAAATCGTTACCGACGGCTTGGATTTTGGCGATTGGACGGGTTTGTCCGATGTGGTCGAGCCGATAATTAGACGAGCGGCTGAAGATGGGGCAGTTGCCGCCTTGTTGCAGGTAATGCCTGACCCTGCCGTCGGTATGGTTACGAACATTCGCAGCCGTGCAGTCAAGTGGGCGCATGAACGCGCCGCCGAAATGGTCGGCATGAAGTGGGTGGGCAGCGAGCTTATCCAAAATCCTGCTGCCGAGTGGCAAATCACCGAAGGGACGCGCGAAATGATACGCGCCCAAGTAGTCGAAGCCATGCAAAACGGCGACAGCGTGCAGGAATTGGCAGGCCGTCTGAAAGAATCTCATGCTTTCAGCAACGCACGCGCCCGAACCATTGCCAGAACCGAAACGGCGATGGCTGACGGCATGGGTAATCTGATAGGCTGGGAAGAGACCGGACTTGTTGCCGGTAAGCAGTGGATAACCGCCGAAGATGACAAAGTGTCAGAGGTTTGCAATACGAACGGCAAGATGGGTGTAATTGGGTTGCATGAGCATTTTTCACACGGGGCTTTAACGATTCCGGGCCATCCCAATTGCAGGTGTACGGTCGTCCCTGTTCTAGCAGAGGATATGTCTTAAATTTAGTTGATGTTGGTAGTGGGTTTGCCGCTCTCTTTACGGGGGCGGCTTTTTTTGGGAGTACAGAATGGCAAAGTTATACGCAGAAATCGCCAAGATGGAAGCGCAGGACGACGGCACGGTCAAGGTTTGGGGCTACGCCTCAAGCGAGGCGGTCGATTCGGACGGCGAAATCATCGCGGCGGAAGCAATGAAAGCGGCTATTCCCGACTATATGAAGTTTGGCGCGGTGCGTGAAATGCACGGTTCAAACGCAGCGGGAACGGCTATCGAAATCAACGTCGAAGACGACGGGCGCACATTTTTTGGCGCGCATATCGTTGACCCTGTTGCGGTTACGAAGGTCAAAACAGGCGTTTACAAAGGCTTTTCCATCGGGGGAAGTGTTACCGCCCGCGATGAATTGAACAAGTCGCAAATCACAGGCTTGAAGCTGACAGAAATCAGCCTTGTTGACCGCCCTGCTAATCCTGACGCGGTGTTTACCTGCTTTAAGGCAGATAAACCGAAAGATGAGGAAGAGGCGGATAAAGACGAAGACGACAAGTCAGCCGATAAACCCGATGAAACACCTGCTGAAAAGGCAGAGGGTGATAAGGTCGATGACAAAGAAGACGACAAAAAGGACGAAGCCGAAAAATCGGTAAGCGTGAATTTGTCTGAATCTGAAATTGCCATCTTGAAAGCAGTTTTGGCGATGGTTGAGAAATCAGCCGTTTCAAACGGCATTGCCAAAGCTGAATCGGCTGACGAACTGGCAAAGGCGCAAGACGCGCTGAAAAAATCGAATGATGCCCTTGCCAAAGCACAGGTGGAAATCGAAAGCCTGAAGAAACAGGCAGCCCCGCCGAAAGGCAGCACTAAAGCCATCGGCAAATCAGAAGATAACGGCGAAGATCCGCTGAACGGTTTTCAGCCGATTGTAAAGAATGACGGTTCGCTTGATGACGTGGCGACACTCATTAAAGCAAAACAAACAGGCCGTCTGTAACACCGCTTACAGGCGGTTTTTTTATTATCAGGAGCGATAAATGAACGTGAATCAACTCACACAAGAAACGATTGATCTGATGAAGTCGGCACAAGCAGGCGGCGAGCCGTTGAACAAAGGTTTTACGCAGCCGACCGGCTTTACCACCGGTTTGCAAACCTATGACCTGTCTGCGCCGTCACAAAAACTCTACCCGGTATTGACCCCGTTGCGTAACCGTATTCCGCGCGTGGGCGGCGGCCGCACCATCGGTTCAAACTGGAAAGCTATCACGAATATCAACGTCGGCAACCAACGCGCCGGTATCAGCGAAGGCAAGCGCGGCGGTGTTATCAATCATGAAATCGTCGAACGTAACGCCCAATTCCGCGCCATCGGCTTGGAAAACCAAGTAACCTTTGAAGCGGATTACGCAGCACGCGGCTTCGAGGACGTGAAAGCGTTGGCAGTTGCCCAAACCCTGCAAGCGACTATGGTTGCCGAAGAAATGATTTTGTTGGGCGGCAACACCAGCTTGAAAGCAGGCGTTACTCCTACGCCTACCGCCGTCGTTTCCACTGACGCGTCTGGCAAAATCAGCGGCAACGCCCTGTCCGTCGTCTGTGTGGCTTTGGGCTTGCAGGCATATTGGGACGTTGCAGGCGCGAACAACGGCGCAATCGGTCAAAGCCTGAACATTAAAACTGCTCAAGTCCCTGCCAAAATCACACGCCAAAACGCGGATGGTACAACCGATACATTCGGCGGCGGTTCTGCTCAAAAATCTGCGGCGGCATCTGTTTCCGGTATTGCAACAGGCAAAAAAGTAACCGCGATGGTTCCGGCCGTTCGCGGCGCGGTTGCCTACGCTTGGTACTGGGGCGCGGCCGGTTCTGAAAAACTGGGCGCGATTACCACTGCTGCCAAAGTGGAAATCTTGGCAGACGCTGAAGGCACTCAAACTGCTGCTTCCCTGCCGTCTGAAGACAATTCCACTTCCGTTTTGGAGTTTGACGGCTTGCTGACCCAAATCGCCCTGCCTGATTCCGGTGCGTTCTGGTCGGACAATAAAGGCAACGGTTTGACTTCCGACAACGCGGGCGGCGTGTATGAATTTGAAGAGGCGTTCGCACATTTCTTTACCCGATATCGCCTGTCCCCCGATACCATCTACGTCAACGCCCGTGATTTGGCGGCACTGACCAAGTTGATTATCGGTAGCAACGGTGCGCCGATGATTAAGTTGAATGTTGACGTGAACAATACGGCGAACATCCGCGCCGGTGTCGTTGTCGGTTCGTATATGAACAAGATTACAGGCGACGACCTGAATATCGTGGTACACCCGAACCTGCCTGCCGGCACTTATCTGTTCTACTCAACCCGTCTGCCTGCCTACGTTCAGGGCATCGGCAATCTGCTGCAAGTGCGTACGCGCCAAGAGTATTACCAAATCGAATGGCCGCTGCGCACCCGTATGTATGAATACGGTGTCTATGCGGACGAGGTGCTGCAAGGTATGTTCATGCCTGCCTTCGGTATGATTACCAATGTAGGTTAAGCCGATATGCCGTCTGATTTTCAGACGGCTTTTTCTTTTGGAGATTTTGAGATGACAGTTAAATTAAAAGCACCTGAAGGCTTTACCGACGTTTCCTTCGGCAGCCAAAACTACGCGGTAGATGAAAACGGTATCGTGGAAGTGCCGTCGGAGGCGGCGGAATTTCTGTATCAGTTCGGTTTTGGCAATGTTGCCTCCGAGCCTGCCGAAGAGCCTGAAAAAGCCAAGCGCGGCCGCAAACCTAAAACCGAACAGCCGACAGAGCAACCAGCCGAACAGGCTGAACCTGCCGAAGCGACGGAGCCTGCTGAACCTGCCGAACCTGCCGAAGCCGAACCTGTCGAAGCTGAAAAGGCTGAATAACGATGGCTGCCCTGGTATCGCTTGAGGAGTTCAAGCAGCGTATCGGCGTTGAACATGACCGGCGGGACGACTTCTTTTTAAGTGTCATTGACGGCGTGTCGGCGGCAGTAGAAGCTTATATCGGGCGCAGCCTTTGGGCTGCCGATTATGTCGAGCGGTACGACGGCAACGGCAAAGACCGCATCATATTGGACAATTACCCAGTTCTGTCGGTGTCGTCAGTCAAAATCAACGGCGCAGATGTCGGCGGCTGGGATTTTGCCAATTGGCTGCTGATGCGCCCCGAAGGTTTCACGCGGGGGCTGAGGAATATTGAGGTATCGTACCGCGCCGGTTATGAGTACATGCCTGCCGATATACGCGAAGCCGTGATGATTATCGCGATGCAGCGTGTGAACGAAATCGAGAGCAGGGGCGCGCAAAGTAAAACCTTGGCGGGTGAGAGCGTATCGTTTTCGGCATTCCCCGAAATGGGCGGCATGCCGCCGTCTGCGTTCTCTATGTTAAGGGAGTACCGGCGTAAGGGGGTTTGATGGTCAAGGTTGAATTTATCGGCGGCGATATTCTGGCAGCGGTCTTTAAGGCATACGCCGCCGATATTCAAGATGCGGTCGTCAAATCAGTGGGCAGGTCGGCATTGCGCCTGCAACGCGAAGTACAGCAGAACCGGTTATCCGGCCAGGTGTTGAGGGTAAGGACAGGCAACCTGAGACGCTCCATACACCAGCGCGTGAACGTTTCAGGCAATGTTGTTTCGGGCGAAGTCAATACGAACGTCCGTTACGGCATCGCGCATGAGTATGGTTTTACGGGTAATGTCAATGTGAGGGCTTCGCTGCGTCAGGTCAAACAGGCGTTCGGAAGGCCGCTGAAATCGCCGCGATATGTCCACGTCCGCGCCCATACCCGTGATGTGAAGTTGCCGGAGCGGTCGTTCCTCCGTTCGGCGTTGCGCGATTTGACGCCGAAGTTCGCGGACGATCTGCAAAAATCGATTAGAAAGGTGCTGAAATGAATCGTGAGGCGGTTTATTCCGCGCTGTGGGCGAAGCTGGACGCATTAGACGGTTTTGTTACCAAGAGCCGTAAATTACTGCACTGGAACGATGTGAAACGCTACGACCAACCTGCGTTGTTCATGGCTCAGGGCGATATGCAGGCGTTGACATTGACGGGGCAGGAAACCAAGTGGATTTTGCGCGTTGACGTGTACCTGTACGTTCAGACGGCAGGCGAACCGCCCGCGCCCATTATGAATCCGCTGATTGATGCGGTGTGCAATGCCGTGAACGCCGTACACCCTATCACGGGTAAGACGGATTTAACGGCAGACGGCGCGGATATCGAGTATTGCCGCGTCGAGGGTACGGTGGAAACAGACGAGGGAACGCTTGGCGAACAGGCGGTTTGTATTATTCCGATTGTGATTTGCGCCGCGTAATGCGGCTTTTTTTGAAAGGAATGTCATGCAGTTGACGTTTGGTAGCGGCGAAGTGTTCGCCAAAATGATTACGGATGCTTACGGCAACCGTGTACAGAACGCAACGCCCGTGCGAATCATGGGCTTGCAGGAGATGTCTGTCGATTTGTCGGCGGAACTGAAAGAGTTCTACGGTCAGAACCGATTTGCGCTGGCTGTGGCACAAGGTAAGGTTAAGGTTTCGGGTAAATTCAAGGGCGCACTGATTAACGGCCTCGCCCTGAATACCCTGTTCTTCGGCGCGGAATATGCGACCGGCACGATGAAGGCACTTTGGGCAGACACTACGGGTAAAGCGATTCCTGCGAGCGGTGCTTATACCGTTCAGGCAACTGCGCCCAATGGCGGCACGTTCGTTGAAGACGCGGGCGTAATGGGGCAGGACGGCACGGCATTCATTAAGGTTGCCGCATCGCCTGCGGCAGGTCAGTACACGGTATCGGAAACGGGCTTGTACACCTTTAATGAGGCGGATAAGGGTAAAACCGTTTATCCGAGCTTTACCTATACACAAACCATGCCGTCAGCGAAGAAAATCGAGCTGTCCAATATGGCGATGGGCAATACGCCGACGTTCCAGTTGAAATACCTGACGCAGTTCAAAGGCAAAAAAGCCCTGTTGGAACTGGAAAGCGTAACCAGCGGTAAATTAGGCTTGTTCTCGACTAAAAATGACGACTTCTCCGTCCCCGAAATCGACTTTACCGCCTCAACCGACGAGGCAGGCTTTAAAGTCGGTACGTTGTGGATTCAGGAGTAACGCCGTATGCCGTCTGAAACGTTCAGACGGCATTAGACGGTCAATTGTACTTTTCTGACCACATTTTTAGGGCAGCGGCGATGATTTCCGCCTGCGTTTTACCGCTTTGGGCGGAGAGGCTTTCCAACAGGGCGATGTCTTCGAGCTTCATTTTGATGCCTTTGACTTTTACCCCGCGCTTCTCGTCGCTGCGTTTTTGTATTTCCGCTTTCGTCATTGCCATTTTGCGTGTCCTTTGCTATATTTGGGACTGGAGGCGGCGGCTACCGCCCCCAGTTGGTTTTATCAGCTAATAGGCGTATCGCCTGCCAGCATAAAGATTAAAACCAAGATGAGAATTTGAAGAGTGCGCTTCATCTTCTTTCTCCCGTTTAACCCCTGCTTCGGTAGGGGTTTTCCCGTTTGTTGAACTACTCAACAGTAATAATTATAGGTTAACCTATAAAATAAGTCAAGTTTTGTGTACCGCCGTGGATTTTTGTCCACGGCGTTTTTGTTTTTTGAAAACAGGAGTGTTTATATGACTGTACGAATTAAAGGCGTAACCGTTGAACTGAACGGCGTGGATTATGTGATTCCGCCGATTGCGTTGGGCGCGTTGGAGCAGTTGCAAAGCGACATTGGTGCATTTGACGGCAATGTGCAAGATGTAAAACAGATTTCTACCGTTATCGATTGCGCCTATGCCGCCATGCGCCGCAATTACCCTGATATGACGCGTGAAGAAGTGGCTGATTTAATCGACATCGGCAACATGAACGAAGTATTTACCGCCGTGATGGACGTTTCAGGGCTGAAACGCAAGGAGCAGGAAGCCGCACAAGCGGGGGAAGCTCAGGCGGCGGATTAAGTTTCGGGGCGATGATTGCCCACGTTTGCGCCTCTACCGGCTGGACGTGGGACTATGTCGCTGATAACTTGGATTTGCCGCGCATCAAACACCTGAACGAGTATTGGCGCGAACATCCGCCCGTACATATCTTGGTAGCGTCGTATATGGGCATCAAGCCGTCATCGAGCGTCGCACAAAGCGAAGCGGACGAAGCCGAAGCCATCGGTATGCTTGGCGGTAACGAACTGTCTGAAGATGAATTTAATGCCCTGCTGAAAGCGAAAGGAATCATCTAATGGGTAATGCGATTTTCCCCACGTTCCCCGGCTTGAAGTGGGGGCGGAAGAAAACGGCGGTATGGAGTACCGGTACGCAAAAATCAGCGAGCGGTCGTGAATTTCGAACCGCCTACTACACTTACCCGCAATGGCGGTTTTCCCTGTCGTTCGAGGTATTGCGGACAAAAGCGTCCGTAAATGAGTTGGAGCAGTTGGCGGGATTCTTCAACGCCCGTAAAGGCAGCTTTGAAAGTTTTTTGTACGAAGATCCGACCGACAACGCCGTAACCGACCAGCCTGTCGGAAACACGGTGCAGGGTGTTACGCGCTACCAGCTTGTCCGCTCTATGGGCGGATTTATCGAGCCTATTTTGGCGGTCAAGGAACGACCCGCCGTCAAAGTGGGCGGCGTGGCTTTGACGTACGGGCGCGATTACACCGTTACCGATAAAGGTGTTTTGGTTTTCAACACGCCGCAAACGCCGGGTCGCCCGATTACATGGACGGGCGGCTTTTATTTCCGCGTGAGATTTACGTCTGATGCGGTGGATTTTGAAAACGTTTTGGGTAGCTTATGGGCAGCCAAAAAAATTGAGTTTACGAGCGTCAAATTATGAAGACTGCGACAAAAGAACTGATTGCCTTACTGCACAGCAGCGACGAGTTTCAGATGGCGGATTTGTACACCATCACGCTTTCGGGCGGTCAGGTGTTACGACATACCGGCGCGGATATGCCCGTCGTTTGGGACGGTCAGACCTACGGGGCGCACGAGCTGGTTATCAAGCGCGGCGCAACCCGTATCGCCGTCGGATTGGACGTTGATTCCAACACCTTGCAGATTTCAGCCGCGCCCGATTACAGGCTTGAGGGCTTGCAATGGGCAGAGGCTGCTTTAGGCGGCGTATTGGACGGCGCGCGGGTCAAGATAGACCGCGTGTTTTTTGATGCCGAACTTCGCCCTGTCGGTGCCGTGAATATCTTTTCCGGTCGTGTTTCGGATGTGTCGGGAAGCAGGTCGTCTGTAAAAGTCGATGTGAAATCCGATATCGAGCTTTTGAACGTCTCCAGCCCGCGCAACATCTATCAGGCCGGCTGCATGAGGACGCTCTATGACGACGGCTGCAAGGTCAACCGTGAGAAATTCACAGTGAATGGGCGTGTAACCGAAAACAGCCAAACGGGAACTGTGTTGAAACACAATCTGACGCAGCCTGACGGGTGGTTCTCACAGGGTGTGATTAAGTTTACAAGCGGACGAAACGCAGGATTGAGCAGGACGGTCAAGGTGCATAGCGGCAATACGTTCGAATTTGCCCTACGCCTGCCATTCCCGCCACAAGCAGGTGATGTGTTCAAGGTTTATCCGGGCTGCAACAAGCGGCGCGATACCTGCAAGGATAAGTTTAACAACATCGTGCATTTTCGCGGCTTCCCGTTCATCCCTTCAGCAGATACGGTGGTGTGATATGCCGTCTGAAATGGATTTGAGAGAGCGAATCGTCGAAGAGGCGCGGTCATGGCTTGGGACGCCTTACCATCATCACGCGATGGTAAAAGGCGCGGGCGTGGATTGCGCCATGATTCTGGTCGCCGTCTATGGAGCGGTCGGATTGCTTCCCGAAGGGTTCGACCCTCGCCCTTACCCTCAAGATTGGCATTTGCACCGCGATTCCGAGCGTTATTTAGGGTTTATCACGCAATTTTGCCGTGAGACGAAATCGCCGCAGGCGGGAGACATCGCAGTATGGCGTTTCGGGCGGTCATTTTCGCACGGCGGCATATTGGCGGGCGGCGGCAAGATTATTCACAGTTACATCGGGCGCGGCGTGGTGTTGGACGACATCAACCAAGCCGAACTTATCGGGCGAGAGGTTCGGTTTTTTACATTTTCATTTTGATTTTGCGGCTGCCGGAAAGGACAGGCTTTACGCGGGGGCGAAGGATAAGGAAATGCTCTGCCCAAGTTCGGCATTGATGTTTACGAGCGCATCCAATGAAAATTTGTCGATTTTCCCGTTCAGCAGGTCGTTGATGCGCGGCTGGGTCAGGCCGCAGAGCATCGCGGCCTGTTTTTGCGTCCAACCGTTTTCGCGGACGGTATCGGCGATGTGCATCATCAGGTCGGCGCGTAACCGCATATTGGCAGCTTCGGCGGGCGTGTCGCACAGTGCGTCAAATACGGAGGCAAAGGTTTGGTTTTCCATTATTTCTTTTCCTGAATTAATTTGTTGTAACGTTTTTTCGCCAATTCCAAATCGGCGGGCGCGGTTTTTTGGCTTTTCTTTTGGAAGGCGTGCAGTACATAGACGGCATCGGCAATTTTGGCTGTATAGATGACGCGGTATGCGCCGCCTTCTTCCCTTAGGCGGATTTCCATCACTCCGCTGCCGATGGTGTTCATGGGTTTGAAATCGACCGGCATTCCGCCGCATTGGATGCGGTGAAGTTGATAACCTGCCGCTTGTTTGGCGTTTTCAGGGAATTGCCGCAGGCAATCCAATGAATCGCCTAAAAAATTTAATGGTTTCATATTTTATATCTGTTTTGATATAAGCAAATTATATCAATTTTGATAATTTTTGCAAGTGTTTTGAGGTGGTTTTATGGGCGGTAAATCGTCAACTATTACATCAGCAGAAGAGCGGATCTTATCGTTACAGGTTCAACAGTCATCACAAGGGCTGACCCTGCCCGTCATCTACGGCAGGACGCGTGTAGCCGGTAATTTGGTGTGGTACGGCGATTTTGTCACCATCGAACATAAGACCACGACGCGTCAGGGCGGCAAGGGCGGCGGCGGTGTAACACAGGAAGACATTAAGTACACCTACGAAGCCGCCGTTATGCTTGCTTTGTGTGAGGGTGAGATTCAGGGCGTGGGGCGGATTTGGCGCGAAAAGGAGAAATTCGATTCGCTGGCACAGTTGCGCCTGACGCTTATGCGCGGCGGCGATGAGCAGCCGTTGTGGACGCACCTGCAACAGGCGAAGCACCAAGACCAAGCCTTGAATTATTCAGGCACGGCTTATTTGTGCAGCCCGAACTACGAACTGACGAAATCGGCGCAGATTTACCAACACAATTTCGAGGTCATCGGGAAATTGGGTTATTCCGGCAATATTCCCGATGCAAACCCGCGCGAAATCGTATTGGATTTGCTGACGAACCAACGCTACGGCTGCGGTTTCCCGTCCCAAAACATCGGTGATACCGACCGATACAGCAATTATTGCCGCGCCGTCGGTATTTTCCTAAGCCCTGCCTACACGGAACAGGGGGAGGCGCAACGGAATATTTCCGAGCTGCTCGAACAGACCAACAGCGCGGCGGTATTTTCGCAAGGCCGTCTGAAAATCATTCCCTACGGGGACGGCAGCTATTCGGGGAATGGCGCGGTTTATGTTGCCGACAATAAAGCCGTCTACGACCTGACCGATGACGATTTTATCGTTTCGGGCGCGCAAGACCCTGTAAAGGTCGAGCGCAAAACCAATGCCGATGCGTTTAATCAGATTCAGGTCGAGTACCTTGACAGGAACAACGATTACAATGTCGCCATCTCCGAAGTGAAAGACCAGGCGAATATCGAGCAGTACGGATTGCGCCCGAAAGACGCGATCAAAATGCACGGCATTTGCGATGCGAAGGTGGCACAAAAAGTGGCACAACAACTGCTGCAACGCGCCCTGTACGTCCGCAATGAATATGAGTTTAAGCTGGGTTGGAAATACTGCCTGCTTGAGCCGATGGACATCGTGACCCTGACTGACGCAGGGCTTGGTTTGAATAAAACACCCGTCCGAATCACGGAGATTGAAGAGGATGAAGAGGGTGTCCTCTCTATCAAGGCTGAGGACTATCCCGTCGGTGTTTATACCGTGTCGGAATATCCGACGCAGCCGTCTTTGGGTTATTCGGCTGACTACAACGTTTCGCCGGGCAATGCTCATGTGCCTGTAATTTTCGAAGCACCGTTGCAACTGACGGGCGGCGAACCGCAAATCTGGCTGGCAACCGCCGGCGGCGATATGTGGGGTGGTGCTGAAGTATGGGTATCGACAGACGGCGACAGCTACACCCGTGTAGGCGCGGTCAACCATAAGGCGCGTTTCGGATCGCTGACCGCCGCTTTGCCGAATGGCGCGGTCTTTGACCGCACAAATACATTAGGCGTGGAAATTTCAGCGGGGCAACTGACGGGCGGCACGGAGCAGGACAGCCGCGATTTGCTGACATTGTGCTACGTTGACGGCGAATTTCTGGCATACGCCAACGCCGAACTGAAAGGCGTAGGACGCTACACATTGGGCAACCTGACGCGCGGCGCATATGGCTCGACCATCAATGCACACGCGGCAGGCAGTCAGTTTGCGCGTATTGATGAGGCATTGTTCAAATACGCCGTTCCACGAAATTGGATTGGTCGCACGGTTTGGGTCAAACTGGTTTCGTACAATGTTTTCAGCGGCGGTATTCAAGATTTGGCAGAAGTTCCGGCGTATTCCTACACCATCAAAGGTGCGCCGCTCGGGCAGGTTCAAAACCTACGCCTGACATCATCTTGGGCATACGGCAAAGAAGCCGTCATCGCTTGGGATAAATTGGACGGAGCAGATACCTACGACGTGGAAATCTACGCAGGCAACAGCCAACGCCGTTTGCGTGCAGTTGATGGCATCGTTGACAACAGCTACACCTACACGCAGGCGGATATGAGAGCCGACGGCGGTCAGGTACGAGATATTGTTTTCAAGGTTCGCGGACGTGCCGTTACCGGCAAAACGGGCAACTGGGCGCAAATCGCGGCGCAAAATCCGCAACTGCAGGCATTGCAAGGCATCGCTATTGACAGCGGTTTGAAACAGGCGTTTTTTACCTGCCAAAAACCCGCTGAAGAAGACTTTGCAGGGATTATCGTTTGGGTTTCCGAAAACGCAGCCGTGCCGACCACAGACGTAAACAAAGTCTATGACGGCGCGGAAACGTTTATAACCATTGCAAAATGCGACGGCAAACCGCTTGAGAAAGGTAAGACCTACCATCTACGGGCGGCGGGTTATGACAGCTTCGGCAAAGATAACCTGAGAGTCAGCAGTAGTGTGTCGTTTACCGTCTACGACGTAAACACGACCGACCTGTCAGAGAGCAATCTGAACAAGGCTTTGCGCGACAAAATTAACCTGATAGACGGCAACGGGACAGGCAGCGTCAACGAGCGTATCAAGACAGTCCAGTCAACCGCTGACGGTAATAAAGCGACGGTACAGACTCACGCGAAAAGCATCAACGGCTTGGAAGCGCAATACACGGTCAAGGTTGATGCAAACGGCAAAGTAGCGGGCTTCGGCTTGGCAACCACGCCAAAAAACGGTACGCCTGAAAGCAAATTCATTGTGAATGTCGACCGTTTCGGTATTGGTGCGACTGGGAAGGCGGATGTGTTCCCGTTCGTGGTGGATACGCAGAAAAATCGTGTCGGCGTAAACGGCGAATTGGTGGTGAACGGCAAGGCGATTATCGATAACCTGAACGCCGGGGATATTCACGGCGACAAAATCACGGCAAACACGCTGAATGCAAACCGCCTGAAAGCAGGAAGCGTAACGGCGCGGGAAATCGGGGCAAACTCCGTTACCGCCGATAAGATGAACGTTACCAGTTTGAGCGCGGTATCTTCCAATCTTGGAAGTATCACGGGCGGCAGCCTGAGTATTGGCAACGGAAAATTCTCCGTAACTGAAAACGGGGTATTGACCGCAAACGATGCCGTGATACGCGGACGGATTGAGGCTGATTCGGGTTATTTCAACGGCATGATTAAGGCTTCACGCATCGAGGGCGATGTGATGAAGGTTCATAGGATGACCAAGGTATCAGAGCGGACTTGGGAGTTGATGCTCCCTGTGGATGAGTTGCCCCGTATGTTTCGTCCTGATTTTACGGTGGCGTGCGATTCTTACGGAGGTGGATGGGGAGGTGGCGAGCGAAGAAGTCTGCCAGCAAAGGGGATAATTAAGTTAAATGATAATGCGGTATCGATTTTCCCAACCTATATGCGGAACAATTACTCATACGAAGGTTACGGTCAAGGTGGGAGTTCTGCAACCTATAATGGAGTTTACCGAACCTATTTTATCCAATATGGCTGGTACATAATACGCGCTAACATTGAGGCACGTATTACGCTTGAGATTGCTGAACACGAGTATTTGAATACGACTGACCCCTGTGTGTTCATATCGTATCTTTCGCAATCTGACCGTGAGTACAAATCACTGATGGGTAAGATGGCTTGGCGGACATTTAAGGATGAGGTAAGGCTTCAGGCGGGTTCATTGGCTGTTACGCAATTCCCTTACCAACCTGCGGGTTGGAGCAGTGTGTTTCATCGCGGTAGGGGAACGGGGGCGTATCTTTCGCTGCCGCCTAATATCTATGGCGTGTCGTTTGAATATAAAGTCGATACCAACAATGACTGGGCAAGTGGCGTGCATTGGGCGACGAACAAGTTCTGTCGAGATGCGAAACCATTTAACCGCAACAACCACAATGGGAATTTTAAGGAGTTCAGGGAGGAGTCTACGGAATTGGCTTCTGAATCGAATATCCTGTTTACGGCTACTCAAGACTGGCAGTGGGTCGAACTTAGAAACATCCGCGTGCTGATTCCCGAATCCCGTAAGAATGAAGTCTGGTAATACTGTAAATCCAGCCGCTCGAAAGGGCGGCTTTTTCATACCCGCGAAAGCGGGCTTTTTTTATAGAGGTAACAAATGGACGAATCAAAAAAAGTAAAAGCATTGCGCTTTGAGTTTGAAGACGGAGACACGGGCGCGGTTGCCGCCTACCATGTAATTGAATATGTAAGTATCGATTACAAGTTCAAATCGGTTTCGGCAACGTTGAACGGCTATGTCTCTGAGAAAGCCTACAAGGACGGTAAACGCTACCTGTGTTCCCACACGCTGACCTTTGACGGCGTGGATGTGGAAACGGTTGGCATCGATTGGCTGTACCACCGCGCGGTAGGAGCGGAATCGGGCTATGTTACGGCAAATGCCGAACCGGTCTACGCAGAATAAGTTTTCAGACGGCATGACCGCCGCAGGGCTTTGGCTTTGCGGCGGTTTGTTTTTGGGTATGTTTATGAACAGGTTGGCTTTTTTACTAGATTGGCGGTCGCTGCCTTCCCGCTTTCAGGTGTGGTTGTTCGGTACGGGGACACGGGCTTTGGAGATGGTCAGCGGATTGGGGTTGTTGGGTTATGCGGCGGTTTTCGCGCTCTCGCCCGACGATATTTATTCATGGCGGATTTACTACAAGTTCCACAACCTGCCTGAAATATGGCTGGTCGCCGTCTTCGGCGCGGTGGGGCTGCTTCAGACGGCGTTGCTGATGTTTCGCGGCTTTCGGGCGAATGTTGCCAGCGCGTACCTGCTGACTTTGGCAGGGTTCATCTGGTTTCTTGTTTCCGTTGCGTTTTGGGGCGCATATCCGCCGGCACATACGGGGATGGTTATTCCGCCGCTGTTGGCGTTCCTCTGTGCGTTGGCGGGCAACAATACGCTGAAGTTTTTGTTCACGAAAGGGAAAGATGAGGTGGCTTGAATGGGTTTCATGCAGTTCGGGCTGCTCTTTGCGGCGGCAGGCGGTGTATTGGGCGGCGTGTGGGCAAGCCTTCAGGAACACGACCGCCCGGTGCAAGCTGTGCTGGAGGCTTTTATTTCCGCAATCGCGGCGGCGGCTGTGGCCGAACGTTTCGTGCCGCTGAATCAAGTGTGGACGTGCGCGGCGGCGGGGGTGTTCGTGGGCATTATGACGGGTCATGCCCTCGACACGGTGCGCGCGCTCGCGCCTAAGGTTCTGCGCGGTTACTTGGGCGGCTTGGCTGAAAAGGTAACGGGGGTAAAGGACGATGGAAAAAATTAACTTCGAGTGGTATCGGGGCGATGACGAGACGGAGGCTCTGGTTTTTGAGTCGGAGGGCGAACCTGTCGACTTTACAGGCTGCACGTTCGATATGGACATCGTGCCGGAAATGGGCGGTAGCAGGCGTATACACCTAAGCCTTTCAGACGGCATTGCGGTTAACGGAAACCGCGTGCAAATCACGGTGTCGCACGACAAGACGGACGGCGCGATGTGGCAGTACGCCGCCTACGACTTGCAGATGACGGACGGGGTGGGGCGCGTGAAGACGCTGTGCTACGGGCGTATCCGCCTGTTGCACGACGTTACGCGACAAGTATGAAAGGAGGCAGTGTGAAAACCGAGCGTGAAGTGAAAGTGTCCGTGTTGCAGAAACCTGCAATCACGGTACGGCTTGAGCCTTGTGCCAAGCCTTTTGTGCCGCCCGACGGGGCGGTTGTGGAACTGCCGACCTTGGCGGATTTGAAAACCATCTATTTCATCGCCAGCCTTTAAACCGCCGCCTTTCAGACGGCATCAACGGAGTAAAACATGGAAAACGTGGAAAACACAGAAAAGACAAGCATCAAAAAAATATTAGAAGCCATCGTCCAATTCTTAGGCGAGCAGGACAAGGCCGTGAAAACCGCGCTGCTCGCCAACATCGGCACGGCGAAGACAGAAGCTGTTGACGCGGCAGGCTTGGCGGCCGATGCCAAAATCAGCACCGCCAAAACTGAGATTCAGACGGCATGCGAAGCCGCCGTCGCTGCCCTCAGAACCGAGCTTATTGGCGGCGCGTCCGGAGAGCTGGACACGTTCAAAGAGCTTGCCGACGAGCTGAATCGCCTGAAAGAGGGCGGCAGTAGCACCCCAGACGCGCTGCTGCAGAAAATCACAGAAATCAAAAACATTGTGGACGGCATCAAAGCCGACCTCGACGGCATCACGCTTGAAGTCTTGCAAAACGCCTACCGGGCTGCTCAGGCTTAAGGTTTCACGGGGAAGCCCCGCGCTTCCCCATAGGGAGTAAGACATGAGTTTGAAAAATGTGCTGGAGAACCTTTCCGGCTTTGTTGCCGCCGAAATCGAGGCAGCAGGCGTATTGAAGGGCGACGGCAGACCCGACTTGAAGCCTGAGATGGACGGAAAGCCGAAGGGAACGCTTTATAAAGACAACTCCGTTACGGACGGCGCGGTGCTTTGGTTGAAGACCGGCAACGGCAGGAATTGGAAAGTCGTCAGCGGCGATACGGGCTGGCTCAAATTGAAGAAAACCGCCTCCCTGTTCGGCAACGTGTTCATCAAGATTCGACGCATCGGCGATACCGTGTTCTACGCCTTCGGCGGCGGGTCGTGGGGCTGGTTCGGCATCGTCAGACGGGGCGCACCCACCTTCGCCGGGCATGGTGCATTTAAAGAGAAGGGCGTGCGAATTATTCCGCCGGGCGGCATTCCCGAAGGTTTCCGCTCCACCGATTCTCTGGTGGGCAACATCTACAAGGACGGAGCGAGCCTGTACGGAACCATTTATTTGGGCGGCATGAGCGATTCCAATTTCATCGCATTGGGTTTTCAAGAGAACATCCCGACCGACCGCGATACACCCGACATCCGCGTTTCCGCCCTCAACTACCCGACCGACCAAGCATGGCCGCGTTTGGACGTGTTGAGGAATCAGAGTTTTATTTATTAAGAGTTTTTTATGGAAGAGAACCAAGCATTACCCGACAGTCGACCGCCCACGCCTTACCATGTTTGGGACGGCGGCGAGTGGCTGCTGCCCGAAACGGTACGCGAAACCGCCCGCTATTGGGCGGCGGCGGAAAAGTGGGAGGAAATCAAACAGAAGCGGCACGACAATCTGCGCGGCGGCGTGTACGTCGAGTCGGTCGGAAAGTGGTTTCACAGCACCGACGAAGCCCGCCAGCAGTACACCTTCATGCGAACGCTGCCGATGCTGCCGCCCGATTTGATGTGGAAAACGATGGACGGCAGCTTCGTCCACTTGACCCGCCCATTGTTGGACGAATTGAGCTTGAAGCTCATCACGGACGAGCAGAAAGACTTTGCCAATGCAGAGCGGCACAAAAGGCTTTTGGAGCAGTCATCCGAACCGTGGAATTACGACTATTCAGGCGGTTGGATGAAAATTTATCAGGAGGGATTATGACGCAAAAAACGCTGTACCTCGCCCTGTACAAGGGCAACCGTGAGGGCTGGGGCATCGCCTCGATTAAAGCCAGATTTGGGGATTGGATAACCCGAAAAATTACGCGTGGGATTTATTCGCACTGCGAAATCGCTTACCCGCTGCCCAGCGGCGGCTACGCCTGTTACTCGTCCTCAATACGGGACGGCGGCGTGCGCATGAAGGTGATGCCGTTGCCGTCTGAAAAGTGGGATTTAATCCCGCTGGAAACCGTACCTGCCTCGCACCTTGAGGAAGTATGGTGGTCGGCGCGTGGCAAGAAATACGACTGGGCGGGCGCAATCGGCACGGTTTTGAAAATCCGCCAAAGTGAAAACAAATGGTTCTGCTCCGAGTTTTGCGCGGCAGTCATGGGCATAGGCGACGGATGGAGATTCTCCCCGAACGACTTGGCTGCGTTGGCGAAATCAGGGGCATTTTAGGAAAGGTTTTGAAATGAAAGAATTGGCATGGCTTGCCGAAGCCAGAAAACACATCGGATTAAAAGAAATCCCAGGCGCGAAAAACAACCCTGTCATTCAGGCATGGTTGAAGGACTTGGGCTCGTGGTGGCAGGACGACGCGACGCCGTGGTGCGGCGTGTTTGCCGCCCACTGCCTCAAGGCAGGTGGCCGCGATATTCCTAAAAACTGGTTTCGCGCGAAAGAGTATGAAACTTTCGGTTTACCACTGAAACAGCCTGCCTACGGCTGCGTGGTTACGTTCACGCGGCAGGGTGGCGGTCATGTCGGTTTCGTCATTGGCGAAGACGGCAAGGGAAACCTGCTTGTACTGGGCGGCAACCAATCGGACGGCGTGAACATTGCGGCGTTCCCGAAATCACGGGCGACAAGCTACCGCTGGCCGTCGAAAGGCGGTCAACTGCTGTCACCTGATCCCTCCCGATATGTACTGCCAAAAGGAATGGCGGCGGCAAGTAAGAGCGAGGCGTGAATAATTATTGAGTCATTAAATAAAATTTAATAACTGAACTGTCAACTTCGGGTTGACGGTTGTTTGTTCGGGGAGGTGTCAAAACTTCCCCGATTTTTTTTACATATGGCGCGGCAAACCGCCGGGCGGCTGAAGAAAGCCTTTTATTTTGACAGGGGGTATGGATGAACGCCAAAGAATTTTGTGAAAAGCAAATCGCCTATTGGCTGAACGAGAGCCGCAAGGCAAGCGATAACGCCGATTTGAAGGCCTTTGAATTTGCCGAACAGGAATTGGCGAATTATCGGGAAATGTTGAAACGCTATGCCGTCTGAAAAGACGGCTTTTTTATTATTGGGGCTATAAATGAGCGATTTGGAAGCCAAGGTCAGAATAACGGTAGAAAACCATACGAAGCAAGGTTTTGATTCAGCCGCCGCCGATGTTGATAAGGCGGCGGAAAAGATACACGGCAGCGGCGAAAATGCCGCGAAAGGCTTTAAAGCCGCAATCGACAGTATGCACGAGACCATGCGCAATCTACACGCCGATGTGAAAGCGGGGTTTGAAGCGGTGGGCAATCAGGCGCAACAGGCGTCTGAAAAGGTTAGAGCCGAAGTAGGCAAAATCGGTTCGGGCTTATCGGGGCTGACCGGCTTATTAGCAGGATTAGCAACCGCAGACTTCGCAAAATCGGTGCTTGATACCGCCGATGCGATGCAGTCGATAAACAGCCAAGTCCGACAAGTCACGTCGTCTGAAACGGAGTATCTGGCCGTACAGCGTCAGCTTTTGGATGTGGCAAACAATACCCGCACTTCTTTGGAATCGACCGGCAGACTGTACGTTTCCACAAGCCGCGCGTTAAAAGACTACGGCTACACGCAGCAGGAAATTTTAAAATTCACCGAGGCAACCAACAACGCGATGACTATCGGCGGCGTTGGCGCGCAACAACGGTCCGCCGCGCTGCTGCAGTTATCGCAGGCTTTGGGCAGCGGCGTATTGCAGGGCGACGAATTTAAATCCATTTCCGAAGCCGCGCCGATTCTGCTGGATACCATTGCGGAATATATGGGTAAATCCCGCACTGAGATTAAAAAGCTGGGCAGCGAAGGGCAGTTGACGGCTGATGTGATTTTTAAAGCCATATCCGGCGCGTCGGAGAAGTTCGGGGAGCAGGCGGCCAAAATGCCCATGACGATGGGGCAGGCTTTGACGGTGTTTTCAAATAACTGGCAAAGCATGGTTTCCAAACTGCTGAACGACAGCGGCGCGATGTCGGGGATTGCGGCCATTATTAAACTGATTGCGGATAACCTGACCTTGGTTGTGCCGATTGTGGCAGGCTTCGCGGTTGCTGTTACCGCTGCGACGGCGCAGGTCATCGGCTTAAATGTTGCCATGCTTGCAAACCCATTCGGAATTATTGCCGTCGCAATTGGTACGGTTATCGGGCTGATTGCGAGATTCGGCAATGAAATCGATGTTTTCGGCGGCGGCTGGTCGAATCTTTCCGATGTGATTCGGGCGGTTTGGCAACTCATCACGGAAACCATCGGGGAAGCGGTGGGAACCGTTAAATCGTGGTTTGACGGTCTGACAGGCTGGCTTGGTGAAAGCGTGGGCGGCTGGTCGTCGTTGTTCGAGCGCGTGATGGGCATCATCTCAAGCGCAATCGGTGCGTATGTGAACGTTTATATCAACACGTTTGCAACCGGCTGGATGCTGATTAAAGAAGCCGCCAACAATATGCCTCAATTCTTTGCCAATCTTGGCAAGCTCATCGGCAATGCTTTTCTGTCTGCGATTGAGTGGATGATAAACAAGGCAATCGGCATGATTAACGGCATGATTGACTTTGCCAACGCAGCCTTGTCAATGGTCGGCGGTTCGGGCATTAAAAAGTTGGATGGCGTTGACCTCAAAAGGATGAACGACGGCGGGCTTGGCGGTCGTATTGCTGACAGTTGGAAGAAAGACCGCGCCGGGGCAATGGTAAATGCCGTCCGCGAACGTGCCGCCGATATTCACGAAGCCGATGCCCTCAAGAGACGCGGCGATGGAGTACACGCCAAACCCGCTCAGAAAAAGCCGGGCGCAAATCAGGGCGGCGGCAAAGGAGGCAAATCCCGTTCGGGCGGTTCGGGCGCGGCCAAAGACCCGATGCAGGCTTGGGAGGAGGAAATTAAAGCCCAGAAACTTGCACACCGCGAAATGCAGCGCGAAACGCTCACACACCAAGAATGGGATTTGGCGCGTGAGGCGGAATATTGGCGGGCGAAACTGGCAACGGTGGACTTCAACGGCAAAACGGGCAAGGAAATCCGCACGAAAATCCTGGCACTTGAAGACCAGTTATCGAAGCAGTCAACCGAAGCGAAGATGAATCAGGTGGCTGAATGGGAGAAACTGGACAAGCACAAGCTGGAGATGGAGAAAGACGCAGCCGACCAAGCTCTAGCTGATGGGCGTATTTCGCAGCTAGAACGCCTCGATATGGAAATCGAGTTTGAAAACCGCCGTTACCAGATTGCCTATGATGCATTGCAAGAACGTATCGCCCTTGCAGAACAAGACCCGACATACAGTCAGACGGCAATCGACAAGCTCAAGGCTCAAATGGGCGAATTGGGGCAGGGGCACGAGCGGACGCAGGCGAAGAACGAGGGCAAACGCGAAAACCAACGCCGCAAAGACGCGCCCAACGTCATGGAAATGCTGCAAGACGGCGGAAAGAACGTTTGGCAAGAAGCGCAACAGCAGATGTCTCAGGCGTTCACCGCTATGCTGACAAGGACGCAGAATTTCCGAACGGCGATGAATAACTTTTTCAAGAGTATGGGTCAGACCTTTATTCAAGAGATGGTTACAAAACCGCTTGCCGGTATGATGCAGCGCATGGTTCAGGAATCGGCAATTTATAAGATGATTTTTGGGACTAGGGAAACACTGGAAACGGCAGCGTCAGCTAAGACGGCGGCAACTAAAGCAACCGAGACAACGGCTGTTGTAGGGGCGAACGCTACGCAGGCAGCTTCAGGCGCGGCAGCTTCTCAGGCATCTATTCCGTATGTTGGCCCGATTCTTGCCGTTGCAGCAATGGCGGCGATGATGGCGGCGGTGATGGGATTGATGGGTGGTGGCGGCGGTTCCTCAACCTCCACGACCACGACGCGGATTCCGTCGGCGGCAGGCGGCTGGGACATTCCGGCAGGTATCAACCCGCTAACACAACTGCACGAAAACGAGATGGTTCTACCGGCAGAGCACGCCCAAACCATTCGCGAAATGGCGGGTCAGCAGGGAGGCAGCGACAGCACCATCATCATCAATTCGACAGGCGGCGACTTCATCCACAAAAAGGATTTGGCGAAGCTGTTGAAACAGATGAAACGGGACTTTAAATTTGTCTGAGAAAATGCCGTCTGAAATTTCAGACGGCCTTTTTGCAATTATTGTCCAAGAGGGGATGCCTCCCAGCGGCTGGCAAGCCATTCCAGTTCCTGGTAATAGGTATTACGCTCTTTCTGTCGGCGCAGCTCCATAATCATGGGCTTGGCTTTTTTCCATGTGTCCATCACATCCGAGTATTTCAGGCGTTTGTAAATTTCTTCTTCAAATGCGCCGGTGCGTATGCCCAATGCGATAAATTCGTAGCGGTTCAACAGGATTCTGATACTTTCTTTTTCGGCTTCGGCTTCTTTTTTATCGCAGAATGAGGGTTCCATGTATTTGATAAAAGAGGCTTCTGGCGGCAATTGTGCCACTATCCTTTTTGCCTGAACCAAATCGGTATCTTGGTTTTCCTGAATCAGAATGTCGATTGTGGCTCTTTTCCTAATCATTTCGTGATTATGGTTCAGCGTTGTTTTCGCGGATTCCCCATTCTTTTTAATGGCTTTTTGGGCAAAGTAGCCTGTAACGGCTATGGATATGATAATGGCTCCTGTTTGAACCCAGAAGCCATATGCCTGATTAAAGATAATAAGACTTTCCATTATTAAAATCCGTCCCAGCCTTCGGAATGCATGTTTTTCATTGCCTATCCTTTCTTTTGTTTGTTGATGTTTGTCGTTGTTTGTATATTAAAGCTGTGCGCACATTCTTTCAAGGGGTAATTTAAAAATCAGGCATCCTTGACATCCTCACCTGCTTAAAGGCGGGTGATTCCTGCCGTGTAAAAAAATGCCGTCTGAAAGGTTCAGACGGCATTTTTCTAATAGTGTAATGCAATAGTTACTCCAAGATTTTTGTATATGGCTGCTTTTATGGTAAATTAAATTTTTATAAGAAATAAATGTATTTAAATCAATAAAATAAAATTTAATCGAATCCCACCGTTTCCGCCAGAAAACATAACCGCCGGAAATCATGGCGGTTTTTTTGTTCGTGTCGTGTCAATTACCATAAAAAATCATCGCGTTATATTATCAAAGCTCGTTAAATCAGATCAGGCGCATTCATGCTGATTCTTTTTTGTTCGATTTTTTGATGGTAATGTACATGGTGATTTTTAGAGTATCGAGGAATCTGAAGCCACCACTCCGCTTGCATCTAATAGGTTAGGGGTGCGAGGCTGAGAGACGGGCTTGATAAGCCGGTACGTTTTGAGGTGAAGATGCCGTCTGAAATCATTATTTCAGACGGCATGACTATTGCTGATACGGCTTTATTCGCAATTCAGGTCTCGGGTTTTTTCTGCAAATGAATCCATGGCGATTTGGCACAGTTGCTTGCGCTGATTCAAGTCGGCAGCAGGTAGGGCTTGGAATAGGAATTTAGTGTTGTTGCGTGCAAAATTTGCCTTGTTTCCGGCTTTGTTGTAACAGGTTTCGGCGCGTTTGAAATATTGTTGGCAAATCGGAGGCAGCTCATCCATAGTCAGGGGTTTACTCTTATGCATGCCGTGTGCAGATGCAGGAAGGATGGTTGCTAAAAGAGCGCTGCCGATCAGGATAGTTGGAATAGCTTTCAT